CCTCATCCATGGCGGCAGCTAACTCCTCCATGGCGCTTTCCGCGTTTTCGCTTGCGCGGGTGAGGTTCTGCTGTGCTTCGGAGGTATCGCCTCCGGCATCCGTCAATGCCCGCATGACCTTTTCTGCATGCTGCTGGGCGGTGGTGAGGTTCTTTTGGGAGGCAGCGCCGCTCTCAAGGGACGCTTCCAGTTGCTTAGCGGATTTACCACACAGGGCCATAGCAGCCTCAAGCTCATCCATGGCGCTAGAGGATTTGAGGCCCATATCCACAAGCTCCTGCGTGGAGTAGGTAGCCTCAAGCAAGCCCTGGTCATAATGCTCCAGCGCATCCGTCCAGTGATCCGTCTGCTGTGCGGCATCGGAAATGGAAGCGGCAACACCGTCAATACTTGTGACAGCACCGCCAGCGCCGGAGGAAACACCGTTCACTGCGGAATTGATAGCGTTTTCAGCCCGTTCAAAGTTATCAACCATACGGTCACCACTCTGGCCGATGGCATCAAGTTTGCTGCTCATTTCGTCTATCATCCGAAATTTCGCGGTTAAATCTGCCAATGGGTTCACCTCCTCATGTTACTTACTTTTCCCGCAAGGGTGTTCTGCTGCGTATTGCTCGGACGCAATGTAGAATAACTGCCGCTCCCTGGGCATATCGGCAAAGTCCTCCATTCGGAGGCCGTGCCTCTGCCACAGGAGATGCGCCCACCACTCTACGCTACCCTCGCGGGAGATCAGTTTTTTGCATCGTTCAGCGTATCTTCGTCATTGGTTTCCGGTTCGGAGCCAGGACCAAGGCCCAGGGCAGCCATAACGATTTTGGTAACATGGGAGAACTCATCAGCGCGGGAGAATACCAGCGCGGGCATTTCCGTAATATCGTGGCAGTTGTAGTGAGCCATCAGATCGGGATCTTTCAGGTTCGGGTACTGCAGGGCCTCCACGATCATGTGGGCGGCAGCACGATTTGCGTCACGCTCGGTTTTCCACACAACCTCACCGTTCATAACCAGGGGGTTGCCCTTTTTGTCGGTGGCGATGGAACGCTTGCGGTAGGCGTTATTGATCTTCGTGATCGCGGACTGGGACAGTACCTTGATCTCAAATTCAATAACCTTGCCATCATCATCCACAAAGGTTGCGGGGCCGGGTGCGGTGACTACCTCCGGCTCAGCGGAACGCATAAAAAATTTCAGGTCTTTCTTAGCCATAGTTCATAGCTCCTTTATACAAAAAATGAGAAAGCCCGCGCCGGGGATCCGGGCGGGCTTTCATAGTGTGAATTAGTGACGCTTAGACGATATCCTTAGCGTTGAAGCTGATCGCATCGTCCACAACCTCGCCGTTGCTGTCCAGCGCGGTGAGGGGGAGTGCGCCGGTCAGAACGCAGCCTACGGCGGTCACGGTGTAGGCACCGTTATCCGCAAAGTAGTCACTGTTCTGATCGTTCATAATGCCCTGGATGGTCAGCTCAGGGGTCTTGCCGGACTTCTTGTACTCGGCAATCTTATCAGCCAGCCAGGGAGTGGAACGGCGGCGGGTCATGGTGCCGGTGATATCGTAACCCAGCCAGCGGGAGCTGTTGGTACGCTCACCCAGCGTCTTGCCAGACCATACGGTAGGGGTAAACTGGATCGTGCAGGACACGGCATCCAGCACCTCTACGCCGTCAATCAAAACCTTGCCCTCTTTCAGGGAAATGGGGGACTTGTTATACTGCATAGCACTCATTGCGTTTTACCTCCTTAACGGGTAGATACGGTGAAGTACAGCTTTTCAGCAGAATCCACCGCCTGAATACCGACATTGAAGAAAGTCTGATCGCCCTTGGACAGCTCACGATCAACCTTGAAATCGTTATCGTAGTCGATATTCTGAATTGCGCCATCGCCGCCATCGGCGCGGGGGCCGAACTGCTTGTGGATCGTGCGGCCAATGCCCTCCATAGCCTGCCAGCCGTCCTCGTTGTTATCAAAACGATTGGGAGGGAAGTTGAGCTGCAGGGCTTTCAGGTACTCATTGTACACACGCATAACGCGGTTCTTCTTGTAGGAAGCATCGCGATCCTTGGTCAGGGTCACAAGGCTGTTGATATCGTACTCGATAACAACATTGCCGGCCTCGGAAACAGAGAAGAACAGCTCACCGGCATTGATTGCAGCAACGGCCTGTTCGTGGGTCTTTACGCCCACAACGCCGGTTGCGCCGTCAACGGTGCGGTAGGTGTTGCTGGTGGTCTTGCTTGCGCCGGCGGTTACACCGGCAACAAAAGCGCAGGCCTGGGTAGCATCCAGCTCAATGTCACCCAGGGCATAGCCGTTGGTGACATTGATAATGCCCTCATAGTCTGCAGCAAAGTTGGGAGCCACAGCCTGGATAGGCTTGCCCACCTTTTCGATGAGGTACTTGATCTTCGTCTTGAGGGAAGCATGCAGATCCTCATCCGCGAACGGGAAGCACAGCACATCAAAGGACTGGCCCTCTGCGCCGTCCAGGAAGTCGGTAATATCGCCGTTGGTGTTGGCGGCATCTTCGCCGCCTGCCAGGGTGATACCAGCAACTGCGGCCAGCGCGCCCTCGCCTGCAGCAAAGGTGATGTACTGGCTGCCTGCCAGGGCCGCAGCGTCAGCCACACCCTCGAACAGCTCCACCTTAGCGCCGTCCAGGGAAACTTCCACATCAAAGCCGCCCGCAGGGTTGGCAATGACAGCATAGGCCAGAGCATTGCCGCGGGTACCCTTGTACTTTGCGGTGGCGCTCAGACCGGCGCTCTTGCCGGTAGCAGCAGTCTTGCCCTCAGCCAGGACATAGACGATCACAGAGCTTGCGCCCTTGAAAGCCTCCCGGATCTGCAGCATGGCCTTGTGGTTGTCATAGATGCTGTGGCCCAGCTCGGCGCGGGCCGCGTCAGGTGCCGCAGCAGTCAGAGTGATAAACTTCTTTGCAGGGCCGTAGTCGGTGCCTGCAAGGGGCAGAATAACCACGCCACGGGTGCTGCCCGCAATGGTATTCTGCTGGGTGCCAACAAAGTTGACATAGGTACCGGGACGAACCGCGCCGGTACCCTTTTCAAAAGTGCCGCTTGCCATAGGTTACTTTACCTCCTTGTTTTTCCACACTTTGATAGTGTTTTTGATTTCCTCAATGGTGTATTCACCATCGGGGAGCTTTGCCGTAGCACCCGCAAAGGTGCTGGTGGACACGCCGAAAATCTTAACGGCATTGTCCCGCAGCCTGCTAAGCTGGTACTTTACGGCGGGGGTTTCTGCGGCGGTGGGAGCCGCATTTGTTTTTGCCATATCTAAATACCTCCTTATGGCTAAAAATCATTCTGAGGCAAGGTGCGGGGCGCTCACCCCGCACCATCAGAGAGATACTTTGCTACTGCCGCTTGCACGGCTGCCTCATCGGGGCTTTTCAGAAAAGCCTCCACTTCGTAGCTCTGCATCTTTTCCACTTGCTCTGCATCGTAGGGCCTCCGGCTCACAAACGATAAGGCAAGCTGATACACCCCAGTATCAAGAGGCTTAATAGAGGGGTTATTCACACGCAGGCCCCTCCCGGCATATTCGCCGTTTTCCTTAATGAGGGGAATGAGGCACCTGCGGCCCATAATGGCAGTCAGCGCGGCTTGGGCAAGCCGATATGCGTCCTCGGAGGTCTTGTGGTGGAATGTGATGTACCACGCGTACTCCATGCGGTAGGTTCTAAATGTTTCCCCGCCGGTGTTGATCTCCGGGGAGGGAAAATAGACAGCCGGCACGATGAAGCTTTCCGGGACGGAATAGTAATACGGGTTTGGATTGCCTGCGCTATCAAGCACAAAGCGGATCACACTTGCAATTTCCTGTTCAAGCATCGTCTGCCTCCTATGTGAAATATCGGTCAAGCCATTCCTGGAGCTTAGCATCCAGGAGGGATGGGAGCATGGCATCCAGGATCCGCAGCGCGGCCTCCCAGTAATGCGCTCCCGGTACCCACTGTTGTTTCAGGAGCATGCCGCCCTCAGCGTTGGGATCGTAGGTGAAACTGTCACCATCCCAAAAGCCAGGAATAAAGCGTTGCTTCTGTCCCTTTTTGACCGTCCAGTGGCCGTCATTGACATATCCTGCATATTTGACGCTGGTACCCACCTCAAGGGTGAGGCCACCATCGCTGATGATCCACACATTGCTTTCACTGTCTTTGTGAAAGCTGTTCAGTAATAGGCGCGTATCCATGACTTTGCGCCTTATGATTTCGTCCTCAAGAATTCTAAGGAACTCTTGGCCTAGCGCCTCTAGGTACTGTTCGCACTCCTTTTTGAACTCACCGCGGGCAGCGTTTTTGCACCTGGAGAAAAAATCGCGGAACTCAGATAGCTCAAATGTAACCGCGGACATTACAGGGCCTTTTGCACATCCGTCCGTTTAATATAAACGAAAATGTGGTGGTCTCGAATGTTCCGCGGGATCTCTGCCGTGTAGGCGTAGCCCGTTTTGCAATCCACGATTTTGTCATTCAGGCGAACATCCGCGCCGGCGGGCAAGGTCAGTTTGGTTCGCGCGTTCAGATCATTTTGCGGCTGCTGCTGGACAATGGTAACACTTTCACCGCGTACCCCGAAATGGCAATCCCGGGCCGCGATATCCGGGGCCGCAGGGTATTCAAAGGTCGGGGATCCCGGCAGGCCGTAGCCTGGGGATCCCTCGCCTTTAATGACATGGTAAATGTCGCATTTGTGATCGAAAAAATCCTCAATCATAATCTACGCATCCTCATAGTCACGCCGTTTTTGGGGAGGGTGATCGTGTGAGCGTCCAGCAGGGAGGCAAGATCCAGGCTTTCGATGGAGATCATGGAGCTGTCGGATGCGGTATAGCTGTAATCGTCAAAGGTTTCAGATTTCACCTTTTTGGACTGTTCCGCGGCGTTATTGGCATACGCCTCAGCCAACAGAATGACAGCAGTTTTCACCTCTGCAGGGATGGCCTCGCTTTCCTCGAACTTGTTATGCGTCAAAGCGATCACATACTGTTCGGCTCTTGCGATATCCACCAGCAGGCGGTTTTCCGCGCGATCCTGCACAACCTTGATCTCGGTGTACTCCTTGACTTCTTGAGGGCTTACCCATGGCCGCTTAGCCATAGGGGATCTCCCGTCTATGGGAATTGAAATGACCGGGAGAAGCCGCCCTCCCGGTCATGTTCGCGTTCATGGTGTAAACCATCAGTGCCTCCTTATTCCTGGGAGAAGTCTGCACCACCGTTACCGTCATCGGAGCCGGCGGCGCAGATCGCCTTGGCAAGGTCATCCTTGGTTTCCAGGTCGGCAGTGTCAATGCCCATTTCCTCAGCCTTGGCGATCAGATCATCCTTTTTGAGGCGCATGAGCTTATCGTAGTCCAGCTCCTCGTTGGCGGGAGGAATGGTGCCGTCACCGTCATTGGAGCCGGCAACCTCCTCCACCAGCTTGAAATAGCCGGAAGCTACTGCAGCATCTGCCACAGCCTTATCCTCGGTGTAAACATCGGGTTCCTTGCGGGTTGCGGAAACAGCGCCGGTATAGGACAGCGCCTTAATCAGTTTCAGGTGATACATGACAATTCCTCCTTACTTCAGGCCGGTGATGATGCCGGTAGCGTCCAGCTCCTCGATGATGGGGTCATAGTCCAGGTGAGTGACATAGAACCGCTTATCCATCATGATAGCCTCCTTGCCCTCGGTGGTCTTACGGATGCGAACATCGTAGGTGTTGACCACGGCCAGGTTCTGAGGATCAGACAGCATGATAACATCATCGGGCAGGGAGGGGCACTCCACGGTGGGGATCTTGACGGGAGCGGTGTACAGGGATTCGGGGACAGCACCGCCGGCACCGATAACCTTGTTCAGCAGGAACAGCTCCCACTGCTGAGCGCGGCGGGGGGACATGATCCAGCGCAGCTTGCCGTTGTTGTACTTGTTGGGGATGGTAGCCAGGGCGTTGTAGAACAGATCCAGGCTCATTTCAGCACCGGCAGCGTCATAGACATGGCCGCCCTCCTTGATCTGCTTGATCCAGCCGTCATTGATCTTGAGGAAATCGTAGTCGGCGTTGTCCTCAGCAGTGGCAGTATCGCCGTTCAGGTACAGGTCCTCCATGTCCACGCCAAGCTGGGTGGTCATCAGATTGGTAATGATCTGCTCCAGGTTCTCGCCCTCGATGTTCTCGCGCAGGGTTTCCTCGGTGATCTCCCAGGGCAGCCGCACAGAGGTGCAGGAATACTCGATGTGGGAGGTCTCGACACCGGCGCGGTAGCCGTCATCGACATTCTCGGTCTTCTTACGGACGATACGGGAGCCGATGCCGATCTTGTCGATCTCACCGGTCTTTGCGGTACGCATGACATGGCGTACCAGGCCGCTCAGGGGGGTGGCCTCAAAAGTCTGCTGGATGAACTTTCTTGCCTGTTCGGGGTTCAGCAGGCCATGGGCCAGGGAGCCGGTGGAAATGGTACCGGCCTTACGAATGATCTCGTTGTTATTGGGCATTTTCTTTTCCTCCTAAATTATTACAGAATACCGTGGAGGTAGTGAGGCTCAGCCGTTTTCTCCACGGGGGCGGGGTTGCCGTTCATGTTGGTGGGCAGGCCACGGCTTTTCAGGATGGGTTCCATAGCCTTTGCCACAGCCTGGGAAACGATCTGCTCCACCTCAGCAGTGGACACAGAGGGTTCAGCCTGGGGCATAGCCTTAGCGATGGCTTCACCTACCATCTTCTCGATGGCTTCGGGGGTCACTGCATCAGTTGCAGCGGCGGGGGTAGCAGCAGGGGCTTCCACTGCCTTTTCGACAGGGGCAGCCTCAGCGGGTGCGGCGGTGCCAGCAGGGTTCAGGGCCTTAGCGATGGCAGCCGCGACAATGGTTTCAACTTCGGTTTTGGTCACTTCGTTTTCCTCCTTAGTGATGGTGTTGCCGGCGGGATCCCCGGCCTTGGTGACTTCCTCGGTTTCATCGAACTCCTTGAGGAAAGATCCCAGGCTCTCATAGATCCCGGCCAGCGTCTGACGGTTTTTGTTGGACATTTTCTTGCCGGCTTTCTGAACAGGCGCAGCGGTCAGCGCCGCTGTGATGGAATGTTCATTAGTCAGCAGATCGGTCACGATGGCGCAGAAGTCAGACAGGCAATCTCTTACCCGCTGCTCATCGTTTTCGTAGGCGTAGCGGCCCGTTACAGGGTTGTAACGGTACAAGCACTCCTCCAGGGTGTTCATGGCGTTCCAGAACAGGGTGCCGCGGCTCTTTTCCTCAAAGATCTCTGCCATTTCACCCTTTTCCACCATCTTGAAGCCCAGCGCCTCAGCCAGCTTTGCCAGCAGGCCGCGCTTGCCCTCAGCCTGGGGAGCGGTAGATTTTTCAACAGTATCCAAATCAGTGTCCTCCTCACTGTAATTGCCGATGCCGCCCATGGAAAAGCCGGTGATTTCACCTTTCTGGATGCCCTCCCAAACAGCGTCATCCTTGACTTCAACGGTCATCAGCCATGTACCCTTAGTAATGGTTTCGTCACCGATCTGGAAGTCTGCCTTAGCAATCCAGGTTTCGACAACGGTAGCACCCTCCATAGGTTCAAAACTGTGCTGCAGATCTACCTTGTCACCATTCTTGGCGAACCAATATGCTGCCTTGGTGATCTCAGCCTCGGTCATGTAGTTGCCGTGGCTATCCTCTACCATAGGCTCATAGACAACGCCGGTAACATGGTGGGTTTCTGCGTCTGCTTTGACGATCCTGCCATAAGAGGCAAAATTCGCCTGCCCGTTTTCTGCTTTCGTGATGAGAAACTGTCGCTTGTTCGCTGCCTTATCTACCAGGCTTACGAAAGAAATTTTTGCGTCCGTGATCTCATACGCATTGCGGATTTTCTGCTTCATTTCCTTTCACCTCCTTTCATGTGGGATAATATAAAAAGCAGCCTCGCGGCTGCCTTTTAACATGGTGATATATAATTGCGCCATCAAAGCGCGTCAGGCCTTTTCCCGCAGCGCCTGGGCCGTTTTCGTGGAAAGTTGGTATAAGAACATACCAAAGGGAGAAAACCGCGCCAGGGCCGTTCTAGGCCGATTTGGGCAAAAAGATATCCCGGCCCTTTACAGGGTCGGGATTTAGTCGAATTTGGGTTTTAAGA